AGCTAAGTCAGGGCGTCTCGGGTTTTGCGTTAATCTTTCAACGCTTCCTGGGACGCTGAACTAGTGCTCGAGCGGCACTTCACTTATGAAGGTGTACCATGGCTTCATCCAGTCTTACTCTTTACGATCAAGATTCCGGAACAACCGTTTACGTACTGCAAAGTACCAGTGCGAATACTTCGCGCTGGGTTGTTGCGGGTCGCAGTCTGTCAAAACCGAAGTGGATCGAGATTTCTCGAAAGATTTCTCCTTCCGGTTCTTCGGCTAATGATCATGTCATTGTCCGTGTTGGACAAGTCGAGGCTTCTACGGCTTCGCCATATCCACTTAAAACCTATACAGCCACTCTGGATATTTCTATCCCGCGTGATCTGTCTGGTTTTGGTGCGACTACGTCGGATGCCGTTCTTGCTCTCGAGAAGGTCTGTAATAATTTGATATCTGCTCTCAATCATAAGGTCGCTTTGACCTCGATTGCTAGCAATACCGAACTTACAAATGCCTTCTCTGGTGCAGATTTCTAATCTACACCCTACTATAGGCCCCTAGTTAGGGGCCTAATAACCCCTTATTAGGAGGTCTATATGACATCGCTAGTTGTTTTTCTAGCGGGACTGCTCTTGAAATGTCTGGTTAATGACCCAGACATTAGGAGTAAGATTTCCGATGCGTTATCCTTACGGATAGATATCGTCGTCGATAAGAGTTCTACTTCTATAGTATTTACTCCTATTGACAAGACGTTGCCTGCAGGTGATAAGAAAATCTTACCACTTCACAAGCAATCTTTTGACTTGCCTATGCCTCCTTTTATTCTTTATGATCGTAAGATTTACGATCATTATTTGAATAAAAGAGGTATACCTTGTCAAGATTATACGTCTTTCATTGACGATATTATGCTTTGACAAGCATAATGCATCGGCTGGGTGGATCTCTGCGCTCGGCGGGTACACATAGACAAGGGGGATGTATGAATTATCCTCACCTTGCGACTATGCTTGCCTTCTACCGATCGGTCTTTAAAGACCTCACAGCTCTTTCTCCTGCACAAAGAATGTGCAATCGAGTTAGTGCTAAATACGTTATTAAACGTATTTTAAATGAGGGTATTATATTTGCCTCTCAGTCGCTCCCCGAATTGGGTAAAGCAATTGAAGCAAGTATAATTTCTGGTAAGGTTTTGTCCTTTTCCAGTACCTTCAGTCGGCACTATAATTCCTCATTACCAAGTTTCTGTTATGATTATTTCATAACGTTATTTGATAATGATGGTCATCCTAGACGGGCAAGAGATAGTGAAGCAGTTTTTTCTTACTACGCTCTACGCCAAATATGCCTTGCATTCTCAAAATGCAAGGATATTCCGTCAAAGATGAGTTCGGATGAAGCGATAAAAAGCTTCTCCGATCGTATCGTAGCCAAAGCTACGATTACCGCGCCATCTTGGCTCTTGAATCGAGCACGCGTTCTGATACAGAACGTGGTGATGGATGGGGATCGTCTGCATCCAATTCTTGCTCAGTGGGATTCAATCCCGTTTGGCAAGCATGGACCAGGCGCGGTTGCTCAGCGAGAGAAAGGCCTGTC